CGGCGCGTTCTTCGATATGGTGGGGTGGCGCTACCTAGCTAGCCTTGCGCGGGACGAATACAAGCCTCATTCGGCACTGATGAGGGAAAAGACGCGTAACAAGCTCCCTGAAGGTTTTCCATCCACGGAACCTCTCCTCCAGGCGATGACCCGACTACCCATAGATGTGGCCTTCGACATGATGGGACTTTCCAAACTGTCGTGCTACCCGCAGTCCGATCCTTTTCAGGTTATTCATGAGCAACAGCAGCTCCACTTGAATCGGCTTAACTGTGACTGGGAGCCTGGGTCTGAAGGTGCGCAGTTCATGCACTTCCTCAGGGTGTATATGCGGTTCTTCTACATTGGCCTGCATAGATCCAGGTATGGCATGTCCCCAGGACGCGTTCGGGCGGGAGCGGAGCCGAAGCCGTGGCACGCCATGTACATGTCGGACGGCATCCCGAACCAGAAGTGGACCGAAGCGCTCGACATAGACCTCCAAGGTTGTCTCCCCGCGGATGATCTCGACTTTGAGGGCTTCCTGAAGTTGGCTGATTCGTCCTGCGCACCATCGTCACGAGCCCATTTCTCGTCAGCGGAGGCCTACCGCAGCGCCCCTCGATGTGAGAAACGGAAGCTCCTCTACCTGCTGCAGCACCCGAAGATGCCTGACGTCAATGAGCTCTGGGGGCGTATGTGTGCTGAAGGCGACCGGATGAACCACGAGAGCATAGATCCGCGACCATTCCCAGGATCAGAAATGATAGACATCTCTACGGGCGCCCGTGCGGAGCGTCAGAAGGACGCCTTGCGACCCTTCTATCAACTGAGTGCTGTGATGGGATGCGTGCAGACACATTGCGAGGCCTACGTTCGTACAGTCCTGAAGATGACTCCTCAGAGCATGATGGGGAAGAGCCTAAAGGAGCGCCGCGAGTGCATGATCAACGCCGTCAACACTCACCGTATGGGGTACACCAGAATCGACATGAGCGACGACAAGAAGAAGTACTCCCCGCATATGGATCCGCAGAGTCAGATGCTGTGCGCTGACTTCTTTGCCGAGATTAGCGGTCAGGGTGGCTTTCGTACTTGGAACAACACTCTTCTGCATAACCGGCTATTCTACCGTGCGCACGGGCATCTGGTCAACTATCCTAGTGGTGGTACCGACCGGGAGGGTATGCGTGGAGCCCAGAACACCTGGCTAGAGATATGCATCCAGGGTCTCTGTAGCCGCCTCCTGCGTGAGCGAGGCCTCATTACTGGTCAGACGATATTCCTGTCCTTCATCGACGACGCGTTACGTGGACTATTCCTCCCTGGACTTCCGGGCCCCGACCTTGTCACAGCGGTACGTACCGTCTCCGACGCCATAGAGCGCGATCTACGCTTCGCGGGGAGGGAGCTAAGTTGGGACAAGGCATGGCTATCGCGTTATCTCGCTAGCCTTCTCAATGAGTACATGTACCGCGGAAGGGTGTATTCGTCTGGCCTGAAGGCGTTCATTTCCATGCATGACCTGGACCACGAGGAAGTGGACACCGCTGCGTCGCTGGAGGGGAATGCGTTCTCGAAGGCCCAGGGTGCGATTGGGGCGCGGTGTGACCCTACACTCGCCTATGGCACGTACCTCTTCATATTGTGGCGCGAGCGCTGGCGGCTTGGCATGCGTGGTGGTGAGGGGACCCCGCTGACGCTTGGAGAGGAACTCATCTGGTCGTTCACACCTATAGCACTCGGAGGTGGAGGTGGACGTACAATGCTCCAGCTAGCTAGCACCGAGTCGTCTCCGTCTACGGCGGAGGGAGTAGCCACCCTGGTGAGAC